TAATTGACCTAACAGGTTTAAGATCAACAGGATCTGGTGACATCATTGGTGTTAACGGAACATCATTGGTTTGTCATATTGGTCAGATAACTGCTGCACAAAACGGAACTATCTTAACTGGTAGCATGGAATGTTTTGAAGCACCAGCTGGTGGTGATCCTGACATTAACGTACACTCTGCAACAGAAGGTACTGGTGTTGAAGATGGTGCTATTAGTGGATTAAGTGAAACATTATTAGTTAACGCAGGTGATGCAACATTAGGAAGTAAAGTTTACTTCACTGCTGTTCCAGCCGCAGATCAATTCTTATACTTAACAACTGGTGATGCAACAGATGCAGATTACACTGCTGGTAAGTTATTCATTGAATTGATGGGCTACGAAGCTTAATAGGAGGTTAGCATGGCATCTAGATCTGATGTAAAAGCATTTAATCACGATCAAGGCGATGACGCAGCAGTTGTAGGACCTTCTAGGTCAAGAATAAGACAAGTTGTTATATTTGGTAATTCCGCGGGTGCATTGACTATTAAGAATGGATCAGGTGGATCAACTATATTGCTTCAAAGTTTTCCTACTGGATTGCATACCTTAAACATTCCAGACGCAGGTATTTTAGCTGAAGATGGAGCCTACATACATGGTTTCACTGGTAGTGGTAACAAGTTGACTATATTCTTATCATGACAAGAAAAGCAGATAAGCAACCGCCTAAGACAAAAAAGTATTTCCGCTCCACTAAATCTGGAGCGGGGATGACTAAGGCGGGTGTTGATCGGTATAGGAGAGATAACCCTGGAAGTAAGTTAAAGACCGCTGTAACAGGAAAAGTAAAAAAAGGGAGTGCGGCTGCTAAAAGAAGAAAATCATATTGTGCTAGAAGTGCAGGGCAAATGAAAAAATTTCCAAAGGCCGCTAAAGATCCAAACAGTCGTTTACGACAAGCTAGAAAAAGGTGGAAGTGCTAATGCCTAGAGGAAGACCTAAGAAAAAAGTTTTGACAGCTGAAGAAGTAATGTTTGAGTTAGCTAAACACGAATCAGAGTGTAATCTTAGGTATAAGCGCATAGAAGAACGATTAGAAGATCAAAAGTGTCATTTAAAAGCCCTTGACACAAGAATGTGGGGTCTAGCTGTTTTAATTGTAGGAGCGGCTATTGCACAGGAGATGTTTTAATGAATAGTAGAGTAAGAACCGGACCAAAACCAAATAAACCCTCTGTAACTTATTTTAAAAAAGGTGGAGCTGCAAAAAGTAAGGGCAGTAAAATATGTCCATCAGGAAAAGCGTGGGCTAAAAGAACTTTTGACACATACCCGAGCGCTTATGCAAACATGGCCGCTTCAAAATATTGTAAAGACCCTAACTATGCAAAGGGCGCGAAAGGCAAGAAATAATGGGTGCTCTTAAAGATTGGGTGAAACAAGATTGGGTGCGAATCGGTACAGATGGTAAGATTAAGGGTAAATGTGGTACGTCTAAAGATAAAAAAAACCCTGATAGATGTCTTCCTAGATCCAAAGCAAACAGCTTGTCTCAGTCACAAAGAGCTTCTACTGCACGAAAGAAAAAAAGAGAGGGTTCTAAAGGCAAAACGGTTGTAGGTAACACTTCAGCTGCCAAAGTAAAAAAAATGAAATATGGTGGGGTTGTTGCAAAAGGTTGTGGAGCTGTTATGTCTGACCGAAGAAAAAAGACGAAGGGTTCTGTAACTCGATTAACATAAGGATTTAACATGACAACATCTAATTCTACCAATTTTGAGCTGGACGCAGCAGAATATATAGAAGAAGCTTTTGAAAGATGTGGCTTAGAAGTACGAACAGGTTATGATTTAACAACTGCTCGTAGATCACTAAACTTAATGTTTGCAGAGTGGGCTAACAGAGGCTTAAATCAATGGACTATAACTCAGAGAACGCAAACTGTAACTTCAGGAGATCGTGAGTATTCTTTAGGAACAGATGTAATAGATGTTTTGAATTTAGTTGTGAGACGTTCTGGCACAGATTTTTCCATGACAAGAATTAGTAGATCGGATGAATTATCAATACCTAATAAAGCAACTACCGGCAGACCTACTCAGTTTTTTTTAGACAGACAAATTACTCCTAACTTAAAAATATGGCCTACGCCTGAAAACAGCACGGATGTTATTTACTATGACGCTCTTACTAGAATAGAAGATATTGATTCTCAAACAAATACTGTGGACGTGCCTTTTAGATTTTATCCTTGTTTGTCAGCAGGGTTAGCTTATTATCTATCCCTAAAAAAAGCGCCTCAAAGAACTCAAATGTTAAAAGCAATATACGAAGAAGAATTTGAAAGAGCTATAGGAGAAGATAGAGATAGATCTAGCTTTACTGTAAGCCCTCAATACGCTTATTTGAGGTCTAATTAATGAGTAGATTTGCTACAGGAAAACATGCTTATGGAATATCTGATCGATCAGGTATGAAATATAGATATCGAGATTTAAAAAAAGAATGGAATGGTTCTTTAGTAGGACCAGATGAATTTGAAGCAAAACATCCTCAATTAGGACCTTTTAGAACAGTTTCTGATCCGGAAGCTTTAAAAGATTCAAGGCCCAGCCGAACAGAAAACCCCGTAGAAGTTCTTTTAGTACTTAATCCTTTTACTTCGAGTGCATCAGGTTCGGGTGTAATAACTGTGAGAGAGTTTGGTCACGGACGAACTACAAACGATGTTGTTAGGTTTAGAAAAGTTTATGGTTTTGACGGTTTTACTAAGGCTGTTTTAGAGCAAGCTTCTGGTTATAGCATTACGGTTGTAACCACAGATACTTATACATTTACAGCTAATGGAGAAACGGCTACAATAGGGGGAATTGTAGGTGGCGGTAGCCGAGCTACATCCGGACCTGTAACGGTGAGTGCATAAAATGAGTTTTACATTAGCAACATTAAAAACAGCTGTACAAGATTATACAGATAATGATGAAACTGTATTTGTGAACAATCTTAATAACTTTATTAAAGCAGCTGAAGAAAAAATATTTAAGTCTGTAGATCTTGATTTATTTAGAAAGAATGTTACATCTGCTTTTTCTACAAATGATAAATATTTAACACTACCAAGTGATTATTTGTCTTCTTTTTCTCTTCAAATAACAACGGCAGGTAGCGAGAAATTTTTGTTACATAAAGACGTTAACTTTTTACAAGAAGCATATAATGGTTCTTCTTCTACAGGAGTTCCAAGATACTATGCACAATTTGACATATCTAATTTTGTCGTAGCGCCAGTCCCAGACTCTAATTATGCGGTAGAATTACATTATTATTATAGACCCGCTAGTTTGACCGCAGGAGCCGACAGTGGTACAACTTGGATAAGTACAAACGCTCCTTTTGCTTTACTTTACGGATGTCTTGTAGAAGCTTACACTTTTATGAAAGGTGAGCCTGATGTTATAAAAAATTATACGGAGTTGTACATGCAGTATATGGAAAGACTAAAAGATTTTGGTGAAGCAAGAGAAAATACAGATGGCTATAGAATGGGTCTACCTTCTAGACCAAGAACATAGGAGTTAAAAATGGCAACAGCAAACGCAGCAACTAATTATTTAGAGAGAAGAATATTACATTATATATTCAAAAATAACTCTCTGAGTTTTTCTAGTCCTGGGGATAGTATATATGTTGGTCTTGCAACAGGTATTACAAATCAAGCCGAGCTTGGATCTTCAGAAGTATCAGAAGCAAACTTTACAAATTATGTAAGAAAACAAGTTGTTGCTGCCGAGTGGACTACAATAGGTTCGGATTCGACTGATACTCAGACAGTAACAAACGCTGATAGTATTGAATTTCCAGCATCTGGTGGAACAACCAATGTGATTACTCATGTGTTTGTCGCAGATGCATCAAGTGGAGGTAATTTACTTTTTGTAGGAGCGTTAGATGCAAATAAAACGATAGAAACTGGTGATATATTTAGAATTAATGCAGGGAATCTGACAATAGAGTTGAAGTAATGGCACTGGTAATATCAGATAGAGTAAAAGAAACAACCACTACCAGTGGAACGGGAACCTATACTTTAGGTGGTGCCGTCACTGGTTTTGAGACTTTTACTGCCAACTTTAGTGATGGTGATACAACGTATTATGCTTGTACTGATAATGTAGACTTTGAGGTTGGATTAGGAACATTTACGGCTTCTGGAACTACACTGGCCCGAACAACAATATTAGCCAGTTCTAACTCTGGTAGTGCCGTTGATTGGGCAGCAGGAACCAGAACTATATTCTGTACATTACCAGCTGCCAAGGCTGTCTTTTTAGATGCTAGTAACGTAGCTAATATTAGTAATTTAAAACTAGCCAGTGGTGCAACAGTTACAGCTATTCTTGACGAGGATGGATTATCTTCTGATAGTGCTACATCCTTAGCAACACAACAGTCAATTAAAGCTTATGTAGATGCTCAAGTAACTGCACAAGACTTAGATTTCCAAGGCGATACTGGTGGTGCATTAAGTATTGATTTAGATAGTGAGTCACTTACTTTTACAGGTGGAACGGGTATCGACACAAGTGGTTCTGCTAATACTCTTACAGTGGCTATTGATAACACTGTAGCAACACTCTCTGGAACACAGACACTTACAAACAAAAGCATTGATGCAAGTCAACTTACAGGAACAGTTGCCAATGCAAGATTAGATGCTCAACTACAAGATGTAGCTGGACTAGCTGTAACTGACGGAAACTTTATTGTAGGCGATGGAGCTAATTTTGTAGCAGAGTCTGGAGCTACTGCCAGAACATCACTTGGTCTTGGTACGGCTGCCGTAACAAACACTGGTATTTCTAGTGGTAATGTTTTTGTAGCAACAGCTGGTGTAGCAGATAATGATTTTTTAAGAATAGATGGCACTAGTGTAGAAGGAAGAAGTGCTAGTGAGGTATTGAATGATATAGGTGCAACAACATTAACAGAGGCATCTAATGAGGCGACAGCACTTGCTATTGCCCTTGGATAGGAGATAAAGAATG